TGCATAGTATGGAACAACTAAATCTTCAGCTGGTACAAATTTAGACACTGCTCTTTCAAGCATTGCATCATAGTAAACTTTTTTAAATGTAGATCCTGCAAGAGGTAAATAAAATAACATCTGATCAAACTCTGGAGTATACTCTTCCATTTTCTCCATGATCAAATAGTTCATGTAATCTTTAACTCTGTTAGATTGTTCTTCAACTTGTTGATTGTTTAGTCCTACAATTTGTGTTTTTACAGGACCATCGCTTGGTAATAATTCTTTGTAAGCTTGCGCTTGAAACTGAGTTACGGCTTCAGCTAATAGTGGATGTGTTACACCTGAAGCTCCTCTAAAAGGTTGGTTTCTTTCTTTGTATTTAAATCCTAATAAGTCTAGACCTTTTGTGTAAGTCTCTTCCCATTCTTTTCTAGACTCTTTGTCGTTTTGATATTCTGTAATTAAATCAGAAGCTAATTGTTTAAGTGCTCTTTCATCAACTGTATCAGCTATATTTGAAAAAAAGTCTTGAGGTTGAGGCTGCTCTTGTTCTTCTCCTTCTTCAGGAAAGGTAACAACAGCCTCTTCCTCTACATCAACTTCTTCGTTGATTGGATTATTTTTATCTATTTCAGCCATATGTTATGTAATGATAGTTCTTCTTTTTCTTCCTAACTTACATCCTTTTGCCATTACAGTAGTTTTAGAACCTGCTTTAAGTTTTGAAACTCCACCTGCACTAGCAATTTTTCCCATCTTTGACATAAAGTCTTCCTTTTCTCTCATGGCTTTAGCCATAGATTCAGCAGCAGATGCATCACCTGTTGCTAAGGATATACCTTTTCTAGCGAAAGGGTCTTTAGAAAAAGATTCCATGTTTGGTTTTTTACCAAACATTTTAGAAGCCGCATAAGCTGTTCCAGCTACTGCAGCAGCTTTTCCGACTTTTTTTAATGCTCTTTTAAATTTTGACATTTTACTCTCCTATAGGTTTATCTTGAGAGTGTAAAGCATTTTGTGTAAGAAATCTATATTAGGGACTTAAAAATGTTAGTGCTATCAACTAAACCACCAGTCTTCATGTAAGCCTTCATAGGCAATAAAAATTTATCTAATACTTGGTTGTCTGCGATAAGTGTAGGAACTTTTATATAGTTATCAGGGTTAGTTGGTATCATTCTGACAATTTTTAAAGTATCTCTACTTTCGTTAAATACATCAAGAGCTGCATCTAGTAAATCATCTGCTTCTCTTTCAGTGCTAGCTGCAGCTATGTGATCATCGTATTCGTAAACATCTCCTATCTTTCTATCGTAAGCTGCTCTTCCGTCTCTAGCCATTCGACCAAATTCTTGATTGTCAGAAGATCTATATGTTCTAATAATTTTAAATTCTTTGTTAGGATTACTTTTTGGCATATCAAATTGTTCAAACTTAGCACCATATTGTCTAGCAATTTTTTTCAACACCTTTGGATTTACCGCAAGATCAGAAGATTCTTTTATCTTACCGTCAGCAGTTCTTCTTACAGCTTTACCGTTCATCAAACCATAGTTAAGTTCATCTCCAATATTATCTACACTAGGCATCTTCACACCTTTGTTCATTGGACTTGGTACAATAGATATTGCATTAATTCTACGCTCAGCCATATCTCTTAAAATATTTTTTAAAGCAAAATCAGCGTATGATCTTGATAAAGGCCCAGCTGTTGTTGAAAATATCTCTGACCCTGGTTTAGTTAATTGAGAGATAGCTTGTTTATCTAATTGATTTAATTTGTAAGTTAGTTGAGCAACTTCTTGTTGTTGCTCTCTTGTTAAACCTGCTGCACCTCTACCTAATTCTCTGTAAGGTTCTAATTTTTCTAATAAAGCATTTCTTTCTTTTTTAAGAATATCTCCTTGTATGTTTGTATTAAAAGGATTTATCTTATTTTTAAAATAAGATTCTTTTTCTCTAAAATCAAATTGAGGAGAATGAAGATCTGTTTGTAATTCAGATACTCTTACATGTCTCGCATTCTGTCCAAGTTTAGGATTAGGTAGATCGTCATATCTTACAAACCCAATCTCGTTCTTCATATAGTGAGGACCCCCTGAATATGAAAACTCTCCTGATTTTGTATTAGGGACTCTGCCTTTAAAATAAATAACATCTTCAGTGTAGTTCTCTCCTGAACTCATCGCATAAGTTTTACCTTCATTTCTTCTATATTTAGGAAAATAATTTTCTTCTTTTTTAAAAGCATTAGGGCTTCCATATTTAAATTCTTCAGGTAATTTTTTACCTAACTTATCGTATTCGTAAACTTTTTTATTAAACTTTTGATAGATGTCTCTAAACGGAGCTGCGTTAGCTTGAGGTATGTTCTTACCCATTTCTAATATCTGATTTTGTACATCATTAATAGAATCTCTACTTAATACTTTAGATCCTCTAAGTGTTGTTGAAGACATTCTTTTCAAAGTCTCTCCAGCTCTATTAGCTGCATCCATAACTCTGCCCGCATCTTCTCCTTGAATACCACCAGCTAGATTTCTTAACTCATCAGCTATTTCTGTAAACTCATTTTCTGGAGCACCTCTTGTTCTAAATCTTAGCACATTAACACTGTTGATAGGTGATCTGTTAATCATAGTTAGGATAGTATCTCTATCCACCATCATATTTCTGTCTTCTGCAAATTTTAAAAAACCCCCTTTGCCATCTGTGCTTAGTAAATTAATCTCATCAAGCTCTTCTGGAATAACTCTTCTTGATACACCTTGTAATGGTCCTGTTGGAACTGGATGTTCTGCATTACCTCTCTTAAACCATTTAATCCATTCTTTAGCTGTTGCTCTCTCAAATGGAGCTTCCATTGTCCAGTCGTACGCTGCTGAACCTACAATTGGGTTTTGTTTTTTATACCCTTGTCCTTGAGTAAACGGTATGTCTCTAACCTGAGCATATTTTGATTTGTTTATTACTGCTGGAACTGGAGCTGTTGTAACTAACTCTGACGCTTGGCCAGTGGCCGTTGGCATGTCGCCTGTGGTCGTTGTTTTGTTTGGACTAAACTGTAAAGTTTTTTTAGGTGTAGGTTTAAAATAATTTCTTATAGCAGGGATTCTTCGCCCAACAGCTGTTGCCCCTGCAATAGTAGCACCGAGCGCTAGCAACCCGCCAACGACCGATGGATCCTTGTCATCAGTTACGATAGTTGAATTTGCTTTTACGTCAGGAGTTTTACCCTGTTTAATTTGCTCAATAAATGAGTTCGGATCTACGAAGGCCATTAGAAGACCCCTTTAAAGCCTTTTCCTGTTACAGCAGCACCTGCTCCTCTTACTTCACCACCTTGTGAGTAGCCACCCGCTCCTGCCGTTTCATCTGCGCCTTGTTGATCAACAGATTTCATAAACTCTTCTTTAGAAACATTTTTACCTCTAACAGAATACATAACACCAGAGTCATCATCTGTCATAGAAACAATAGGTTTCTTTTTAGGCATTACATTCTTCGTTTTCCTTTCGATGTTTTCAATATCTTTTTGAGTAAGTCTATCTTTTGCCTGTTGAGCCATCTTACGAAATTTTTTTAATTTTTCTTTATCCATAATATTTATACTCTCGATCTATTCGCATACCTTGTGGTTCATCCATATAGGTACCTACAAAATTTCCTTGACGGTATCTTAACACAGCTTGAGTGGTACTATCAACATAGTCATCATGTTGACCAAAAGGAAAAGCTGCACATTCTTCAATAACTTCCTGTGCCCAGTGTTCGTCTAAAGGTGCATAAACATTACCTGATTCAAATACAGGAGAACAAGCGTTAACTCTAGAATGTTTGTCTTTACCACGTGTTGGAATAAAATCCATAACAGGTATACCTGCTCTTCGTAATTCTTGAATTAGAGATTGACCAGAAGCTTTAGCTTCAACGATCACCGACTCAGGTTCCCAATACTTGTATGCCTCCATAGCTACAGCTTTTAATTCAGGAAAGTCCCAACGACCTTTTTCAGCATCAAGTAATATTAAACAATTGTCACCCTCTGTAGGTTCAAAGACACCCCATGTTGTGATTGCAGAATAGTCAGCGGATTCTTTTTTAGAAAATGCAGTATCGTAAGATTGTATGACATGTTTCAAAGATGGAACCTGTCCTTTCCAAGGTTGCCACCATTCTCGTTTTAGTATCGCTCCTTCTTCTGCAACTGGGTCCTGCATATATTGTGCATTCCAGTTTCTTACAGAGATAGATGATTTTACTTTTTCTAATTCTTCTTTGCTCCAGTATTCAGGCCATACAGGAGAACCTGAAGGAAGTATTGCAGGAAATTCAATTAGGTTCCACTTGTCTGCTTTAGCTTCAGTTTGAGATTTAATGAGCCTTCCTGTTAAATCATCTTGTGCCCATCTTGTCATCACTAACAAAATATTTCCGCCTGGTTGTAAACGTTGTCTTGGTCCTGAACTATACCAATCGTAAGCACGATCCATTGCCTTGTCAGACATTGAATCTTGTTCTGTGTGTGGATCATCGATAATAAGTAAGTCCGCCCCTCGTCCTGTGATAGAACCGCCAACACCCGCTGCAAAGTATTCCCCACCATGATTGGTCTCCCAACGTCCTTTTGCCTTACTATCTTCTCGTAGTCTAACATCTCCAAAGATACTTTTATACTCTTGGCTATCAATTAAGTTACGAACCTTAGATCCGAACCTTGCTGATAGTTCAGCATTGTGTGATACCTGCATTATTTTTTTCTTTGGATACTTTCCAATATACCAAGCAGGAAATAAGTAAGATGCAAATTCAGATTTAGTATGCCTAGGAGGCATATTAACAATGAGCCTTCCTCCTTTGCCTTTTGAGATCTGTGTTAATTCATGAGCTATATGCTGATGGTGGCCCCACTTTTTTGGGTCCTTTTCTTTTCTGCAAATAAAATCAGGCCAAACGTTTTGAACAAAATATAAAAAATTGTCCTGACAAAGTTTAATATGTTCAATATATAATTTCTCTACTCGATCTCTTAATTGATCTGTGGTTAAAAATTCTGGTTTGAGACTCATACGTTTATATACCTTATACGTGTATTCGCCTGGTTGTAAAGGGCGACCTGTCAGATACATACAGTAAAAAAAGGGGGGTCGGATAGCAAAATCGCCCTGCCGATTTTGCAGGGCGATTGGTACCTCTATTGATATGGATTATGTAAGTAGTTTGTTTTCTTTGATGGGATTAATTTATTCCATGATGGTTTATATTTTTGTAACCATCTACGTTCATACCAACGTATCTTTTTATAATCTTTCACGTATAGAATTTTAAATTCACAATCGTGTAAATCATAATATTTCTTTTGTTGTAACACTCTTGAATAAACATCAAAGTTACTCATACCAATATATTTGATTATTCCGTTACGAACACAGAAATATATACCCCCTCTTATTGAGGGGATATATGTAGGATTTAGTTTATTAATTCTTTTCTTTGTCATCAATGGACTTTCCATATAACAAGTTAAGAACATCACCCAATTTAGAAAAGACTTTATTTCTAAAATCATCTGCTAAAGGGTTGCCATGATTTACTAAAATAAATTCCTCAACTGCACTCTCTAAGAATTTATAAAGTATCTCATAGTTTAGGTTTTTAGTTTTGTCATCAGATACTAAGCTTTGAATTTTAGCTGTATCTAATTCCTTGCCTTCTAATTTTTCTGCTAACATTTTAGAAAACAAATTACTTGGAAGATTATCGCTTGGCATTAATCAACTCCTTTCTTTGCTTTTCAAAAGTTTCATTAAAAGGTTTAAACTCCAATGTCTTAATAGTTTTATAAAAACCATTAACCAACAACTGTAGTTTTTTATCTTTGCTTTTTTTAACGTGTTCAATAAATGATGTACTATCAAATCTTCTTTGAGTTCTTTCAATTTTTTGAACATAAGAAATGTCATCAATTATGATTGCATTTCTTTTAGCCCGTTCAAAGATACCAACTACTACGTCTTTTGTATCAGCTTTTAAAGTTTGATATTTCTTTAAAAGGTAGCTTTGATTGATATATGAACTAAGCACTCTTTTATCGGCTTTGCTTACTGCTACTGATTTTTTTTCTGCTTTTGTCATTTTACCTCTTTGTTAAATAAGATGATTAAGTTCATCTTATCTGCAATAAGATATAGATTTTTTCAGAAATAGATAGCCATATAATTTATATGTGTGTCCATTATGGGTTTTTAGAACCATTCTAAACTACAAACCCAGCTCAGTCCTGAAGCACCAGATGCCAGCTTCAATATAAAAAAACCAACCTTTATCCTAATTCTTGTACGAGAAACGAGGACATACGCTGCGCACCAGGTCCCAGCTGCTGCTAGTCAGAAAGCCATAAAACCAAAGCCACGAGAACGAGGACGAGAAAGAAGATTGGCATGCTACTGGATCCTCCAGCCGTCTGTTACGAAGACATCGCCACGGATATCCTGGATTTCTTTAACGGCCACTCCAAGACCAGCTGCAATAATCTCCCGAGCTTTTTCATTTGTTTTAAAATTACCGTTGAACAAACCCTCTTCATTCACCACCATCTCCTGCAGATCATCTGAGTCCTTCAGGTGAGCTGATGCCTTTGGCATGGATGCGTTGACGATTTCAATTGGTCCTTTCACGAGACGCTGCATCTCATCCAGGTGCTCAAGTTTATCCATCATTGTTACTTCACCAGTGTCCTTTATCAAATATGTTTTTGCCATTGTTTCATTCCTTTTGTTAATTGTTGAAGGAGCGGTAACCTAGGGGGTAGACCGCTCCCCGTAATAACTCTGAATCGGATCTCATCCATAAGATGGATTGCCTTCAGGGTTACTGCACATATAGGCGTTGATGGGAGATATGTCAAGAAGAAAGTTCATACACTTTTGTACCAGAGCTTCTGCACGTTGCTTCAAGAGTATAAATAAAAAATAAATTTTCAAAGCCTCAGAACGAGAAACGGGCGAGTGGTCTAAAACAGGAGCTACTCTGACAAAAGACCACTCATCAATAGCGAGGATAGCATACTAGCACGCGCACGTTCTGCGTAACCTCGCTTTTCTAGTGGCGACCGAAAGAGGTAAACTAAACAATCGCCACCGAGAAACTTACCACGAGCAAGTGTAGATTGGAACTTTTTTATTTTCTATCTGTTCCTCACACCACTTGACGAATTTTTTATCTTGTTCCTTGTACTCTTTAACAGATTCTTCTTGGAACTGCTGACCCCAAAAGAAACCATCTGCACAGAAAGAGTTATGATAATTAGATTTAATTTCCTCTTCTAAATCTTTAACAACCTCTCTCGTAATATATACTTCATCATCTCCGTTCATACCGAGATGATCCATATCAAAAGGGTTAAAATCTTTGTCCTTTCGTTTTTTTAATAGTTGTTCTGCGTTTTGTTTCTCAAACATTTTATTCATAAACGTTTGTAGTCTTGCATGTTTTCGCCAAACAAAAACGTCTTTCTGTTCTTCTTGGCTTTCTTTCTCATCATCTGAATAGTATTTTTTCCAATTTATCTTTCTATTACGAAGATGAGCATATTGATCTAGTCCCATATTTCACTCCTTGTTGTCTTACTCTTATCATAGATGGGACAGATGTCAAGCATTAAAATATACCCCCTGCTTTTTGTCCAATCATTACCACCAGAGTTACCAGCGTCCAGAAGGTGTACCTGAAAGCTACGGGATACAGGATACCCAGCAGTAAAATACCGAGAAACGAGAGCATCAGAGCTTCTCTCCTGCGGGAGATGCTACTGGATCTGCAGATCCTTCAGGGAAAGGGAATGCAAACGGCAAACGGCATCCCGCTGCGTAGACGGGCTTACGAGACCACATGGATGACTCCGATGAGATGAAGGATAACGAGCGTGCCCACGACAGCTGCAGCTTCAGGTAAGAAGTCTAGAACTTTATTAGTTATTTTCTTGACCATCTCTTACCTCCGATTCTTTCCATGTATTGCCATTGGCAATGCATTTTTCTCCATGGCCACCCGTAAGTTTATATACTTTGTCTGCCTCTGGTTTGTCTTTAACGATATATTCACATCCGTAATATTCGTTCATCTTCTTGATTAGTTTATTAGTCATATTTTTCCTTTTGTTAATTGTTCAGGACCGTCCCCACCCTTTCGTTTGTTACATAGGCGACTTATTAATGTGCCAGCGTAAACGGCCCTGAGCTATATATAGGCTATCGTGGGATAAATGTCAAGCAGAAAGTTCTTCACGAGATGTGCTGCCAGGACTGGGATCCTGTGGCCTGTGCTCATTGGCACCGAATACCGAACAATCAACGAGAAACGAGAGCTTCACCCAGCTCCTGCCACGCTGCATCTGGAGATGGGTCGGTGATGCTTTTTATAAGAACGAGCGAACGAGAAAACGAGAACGAGGACGAGGACGAGAGTTGATGGCCACTGGACACACGATAAAGTTTCAATAGCCTCTGCGAGAGGGTCTGGTGCAAGATAAATACTCTGCCACCATGCCTAGCATATTCATAACACCAGCTCTGTTGGAACTTTGACAGCTTCGGAAAACTGTCATCAGTTGACTTTAATTCAATCCAAAACGACACTCCGTTTCCACACCCATGAACGTCAGGTATACCTTGTATTGTTGAGCTTTCTATCCTTGTAAAATGTATATTTTTTATATGCTTACGCAGTCTTACAAAGAGCTTTGATTCTCGTTTTTTTAAAGCCATTTTATTTAAGACAGCGTATTACTGAGGAGGACTATTTGCACAGATATAACCAATAACTTTTTTACCATTATACTCGTGATAAACGTGGTTACTGAACAGCTTTCGTTTCTTTTGTTCGATTACTGCTACGTTTGTATTGAACCAAGAAGAACAGCTTTCACCTGAAGGGATCTCAAATGTATCCTGTTTGATATCTCCAAATGTTGTTAAGTATAGCAACGTGATAATAACTGGTTTCATGCAATAAATAAAATTTTAAACATCATATAACACAACAAACACAATAAAATAAATGCTAGAAAATCTATTTCTTTCACAACTTAAATTTATGAAGTATTCTAAGTTTTTCTTCGTTTTGAGCAATTACATCAATGAGCTTATCCACTTCATCCACATGCTGTGGGTGTTCTCCAATTCCTACTGATTTAGTAAGATATATTTCAATTGTTGCTTCTGCCTCGCTTATCTTAGCATGATATCTATCTTCAAGAGCTTTCAAAATTTTATTTATCATTAGTTTTCTACCTTCTCCATTTTAGTTACGCTGCTTCTTAATAAAGTATTTCTATCAGAAAATACAGCTGCCTCAGAGTCGTACGAGGCAAATGTCCACACATATTTATGATTCTTATCAAAGATATATGCACTTGTTATCATCTTCGCTGGAAGTAATTTTTTTACTTCACTAGCTTCGGCATGCCCAGCGTCCCCACACGGATCCAGCCAATAGATGCGATACAAGTAGTATTTCTTACCACCAACGATGGCGTGTTTATATTTACTTTTCTTTCTTTGTTTTGACATAGCCATATCCATTTTCTCTATCTGCCCATCTTTTGTTCCAAGCATAAGAGTTCATTTTACTTCCAAGCGATTCAATCCAAGAAAGGATTTTATTTTTTAGTTGTCTTAACATATACTGATCCTACTGCTGTTGAGAGGTTTGTATTATGAACCTCGTTAAATACTGTCATGAAATTACCCCAACTATTTGTTTTCAATAGACTTCTCTGGCGTAACGTCAATGATGTTCTTACCTTCCCCGATTTTTTGTTCGAGTTCTGATAAGCGTTTCTCAAGCTGTTCACGAGACATACCCTCCAATGTATTATGAGTTACTTCTTTCTTATCAACGTACAGACCAGCTAATTGTCCTGATCTAAACTCAGCATTAATAGCATGACCAAACTGATTTTTATCTGCAGCTTTGTCTCCAAACTTTTCAAGTCTTTTAAATGATCTAAGTTTGTTTGCATACTTGCCTTGTTCTTGCGCTAATTTCTTTTCAAGATATCTCACAACGTGAGGGTTTCTATTTGGATTTGTAAGTTTGGCAGCAATTGTGTTTGGATCTTTTGCAGTGTATCCAGCTTGCCTAGCGGCTTCTGTCTTACTGATGTAACCAAAGTTTGCAACGTAAATGTCTACAAACCTTCTTTGCTTTGCAGTTAAATCATTTACTGTTTTTACTACGTTTGCTTTTCCTGCCACTTTTTTCGCTCCTGAATTTTATATTGTATCTCTTGTTTTAAGAGATCATCTTTCTCTTTGAGTTTTGCTTTCAATGTAACTATTTCGTCTTTCAACTGTTTTATCAATTCCCCCTGAACAGTTTCGTCCAATCTTTTCACATCCTCGTTTGTCATCATTTTTCTTTTCCTCCATCATATACCTTGCGATTGTTGTCCAAGGATTTGGCTCGTACTTTGTACAACCCGTAGTTAATCCAATAGCTATCAATAAGATATATTTCACTTATTCAAGACAGTATAGAAGTTTACCTCTTTTGTCCACTAGAACATGTTAGTGTCACAAGTGTCAGGTAGTGTCAGGAAAAAAAAGTGTTTGTGACACTAAAAAAACCTTATATAATAAGGATAATAAGCTGAAAAAGGGGTTAGTGTCAGGAGTGTCAGGAACTTTTTAGGGTCTGAAAAGGGGTAAGGGGGTAAAAATATCTTATATAGAAGTCAATCTACCACCATTTCGCCTTATTTTGTCAGAAAAGTTACAGTTTATAACGATTTTATCGGTGTCAGTTGCTATTCTAATTTGCCAGCCAGTGTCAGTAGACTCGACCCAATGCTTTTGATATCCATCAACAGTTAGTTCGGTGACCTGTGGCCGTTTTCCCTTTTTGTTTCTGATTCGTACATTGTCTGTTCTATTTTTTCGCCATTTTGGGTTTTTTCCACTATCTTGCATTTGGGCAATCATATCCGCCCACTCCTCAACGGACTCTTGGGTTTCGTCAGATCTTAATTTTTTGCTCACACCATCTCCTTATCAGTTGATACCATTTCGTTCGCCACACTTCGTTACGTGTAGATTCCCACAACTTCGCAGCATTATCAATTTCGCGTTGCGTCACTTTTTTAGTGGGCAAATTTCTTTTTAAGTCTGCCATATAAAAATTTATAGAAATGTCTCTCTATACCGTTAGAGGTCAAATATAGTTTTCCGCAATTGATTAATATATCTCGTGATGTTTTTGCGGTTCTCAGGATCTTTTGTGTGTCGAAGCCTTTCATATAATTCAGTATATTTTATATTCAAATTTTGCTTACGAGTAAAGAAAATAACGCCTTTCTCCATAGCGTCTAAATACCGTTTTCTTACGTATTTAGGGTCTAAATCAGCGTTTAAACACACAAATTCAAAGTCCTCAGAGTCAGAAGTAAACCAGTCGTGAGCAGCCCCTTTCAACACCGATTCGGTACGGTTTTGATTAGTAATCATCACGTCTTCCAAAGCAGTATTGATCACCGCTCTCCACAGCTTCGTCTCACAGTCGATATTGGGCTCGATTAGCTTAGTTGCAATCTCCATACCCATAATGTGCAAAATTTTTTGCGAAATATTCATTAAGTAGCTCCATATTTCGACTACTAGTCCATTATGGGCCGTAAGTCAACAAAAGGACGCTATAGATGAACAGAAGCTCATCAATTAAGTGCCACCTATGGCTATATAAACATATCATATGCCTCACTTGCAGTCGTAGGTGACCTTAATAAACACTAACATAGGAGTATACATGTATATTACATCTAGTAATATAACCAAAGATACCGCAAATGAACTATTACATTTCTTCTTGCTTTTTAGTTACAGAGCTAAGTTAGAGGGTAAAAGAGAACACCATCTAACAGCAGGACACTTAACAGTCCTTTTAGCTATACCTGAAAGCTTTGGGAAAGGTGCTCATTTAGTAACTGAGTTTACCGTATCTAGAATCTATAGAACGATTAGAGAGTTGGGGTACAAAGACAAGTTCCCCATGGTAAAGAAAAACTTAAATGAGTTAGTAAAGTTAGACTATTTGAAAAAAGAAGATAATCTTTATTCTTATAATTTTGATTATATTCAACAAAAAATAAATTAATTTATTTTTATCATTTAGTTGAAAATAAATTTTTTGCGGGTATCTGATTATTAGGAGGTAATTTTATGTCCTAATATCTAGATAGGCCTAAGATGATTAGGCCGTATGCCGTAAGTCATAGGTGCACTTGGCTTACGGCCCCAACCACTAATGCTCTAAAATTTCAGGCTCAAACTCTTTAGTTATTTCGTAAGTAGTTTCAGCTGCTTTATCTAAAGCTTCCTGCTCTTCATCAGGTAAGTTATAGTATGGCTCGTGATCTACATTAGAATGTTGACGTGTTTCACCGTCTTGATCTACAACATCACATGTAGCCATGTCTTTGAGTGATAAATCAAACCAACCCAAAAACTTTATTATTTTCTTAACTTCAGATTTTGTAAAAAGAGGTTCTTGGTCCTTACCTAATTTACAAGTTAAGTCTCTCGGCTGTACTTCAGATAACTCTTTCAGAGTCATTCCAAATTCACCTTTGTGCCTGAAGAAAGTATTTAGTTTATCAACTAAATCAACTTCAAACATAAAACCTTCACAGTTGTAAAGGTTAGCTTCTGATACTTTTATATTTTTCATTTTTACTCCTTTTGTTAGATTAAATGAAGTGAATTTGATACAAAGTTGAGCTTATATTGCAATAACTTATTTTATAGGAGTGTCTTATATAAAAAAGGCCGCTTCAGTCTCCCTCCACGGCCCCAACATTAATAATCAGAGGTTACTTCAACGCAACCTTGATATAAAAGGAATGAAAAATATAACTAAATAATTTTCACTTAGGTTTTAACTTAATTACGTTGTCTTGTCTAGTAATCTTCACCTCTTTATTTGTAATATTTTTCTTAGTTTTTATAGCTAAATTTATAAACTCAAAGCCGTCTATCGACATACCAAACGTATGTCCCACAA